GGAACGACATTGACAGCCTGCTAGTTAAACAGATCCCTGTCCCAATCGGATTCTTACACAAAGGAACTGCAGCTAAGCCCACAGGGACTGGTCACTGGTTAACCGTCATTGGACGTACTGCAGATCTAACTAAATACATTGTTAATGACCCCTTTGGGGAATTGGATTTAGTTGGAGGCTCTTATATAAGTACAAAGGGAGCGAACCTGGCTTACAGTAAAAAAAATCTTGGCCCTCGGTGGATGGTCGACGGCCCACAGGATGGGTGGTACATTAAAACGCTTTCCTTCTGAGTCATGACTTCTGAGGATCTTACTGAAAACGTTCTTAGTAACTGGGACTTGGCTGAGCAAGAAGCTCGCACTAAATTTTTAGATTATTTATACGATTTTTTTGGTTGTACAGATGGCCTGTACACCGGCTTGTGGGTTTTATACAAGGAAGGTCTGGCCTTAGCTTTTAGAGATCATATTTTGGAAGGGAATATTAAGTTAGAGGAGTATAAATAATGAGCGATAGAAACTACAAAGAAGAATACGAGTCCTACCACGGTACAGACGAACAGAAAAAGCGTCGTGCTGCTAGGAACAAAGCTCGTAGGCGTTTAGAAGCCGAAGGTCGTGCGCAGAAACACGACGGGAAAGATGTTGATCATAAAAATGGAAATCCGCTAGATAACAGCTCAGATAATCTTAGAATTAGATCTAGAAGTGCCAACAGAGGCGACAAGTAGTGGCTATCGTTCCCCGTTCAGACATCACCGGAAAAGCCCCTGAAGCGCGGGCGGGACTGTCGCTGCCCCCTGGTCTGATCGGGTACAACGTCGAGCCCCAGCTCGGTCTCCGCCGCGTTACTCAGCTCGATAACACGAATCGCGTGGCGACTCAGATTGCCGTTGATCGCGGAACTTATAGCCGCCCTCCAATCCCGCCAGTCGAGTACGGCGAGGGGAACATCAAAAAATCCACTCAGTTAACTGGTGCTCCCGGTTACAACCAGCGGAACATTCCCCTTCCTGAGAGCCCTGACGATATGTCTCAGGCTCAGTACATGGCGTCTCTTATCGAAGCGAATCCCGCAAACAGGATGAATCTTCGTCAGCAAACCGGTCCGGCTCAGCAGAACTTTGTAAAGACTCCGCTTGCTACGTCTGATTATCCTCTGCTGACTCATAACATGATGAATAACTTGTTAGCTTTATCCAAACAAAAATTGGGTAAAATTAAATGAGGGACACAGATTTTCCTATTCGGTTAGCTGGTCAGCGGTTAGGTCTAGAAGCCGTCCGTTTGCCTGGTTTAACTCCGTCTGAAGTCACAGCTAGACTTCGGTATCAGCAAACCTTCCCTCGTACCTGATCATGCGATTCGCAGGCCCACAGATCTACATGGATCCGTCTCAGATGAAGCCGACCTCCGGCAGGTTTGCAGGCGCTGTGGCGAAGCAGAATCCCGGCCTTGTCGAGCGGATCACTGATGCTATCGTTCCGGGTAAGAAAGCCCAGAACACCAGTGCCGCTTCTTAAGGAACTTCACAAGGTCAAGCTCGATTGGATTACGGACAATCCGGAGCGTGTTCTGGCTAAGCACGCCCGTGTGTCGACGAAGAATCCTGACCGAAAAGAGTATATAAAACTTTTAACACACTGCATTCGCGAGGGGCACGTTAGTGTCTTTGAGCAAGTGTGCGCCTCATTTGAAATTTATACCTCGCGGAGTATCTCCCCGCAGATTCTTCGTCACCGTTCTTTCTCGTTTCAGGAAGCTAGCCAGCGATACTGCAATCCTTTAGATGTTTTAGCTGAGCTTTCCAATATGGCTCCGGAGTTTGAACTCCGAGCTCAGGATTCTAAAAATCGGCAGAACAGTATCGAGTATGAAAACGAGCTGATCGAAGAAGAGTTCCGCGACCGTATCCGCCACGCGTATGCTCTGTGCTCCGAGCTCTACACCGACATGGTTGAGTCCGGCGTGGCTAGGGAGTGCGCTCGAAATATTCTTCCGCTGTGCGTGCCTACGCGTCTTCATATGCAAGGCACATTGCGGAGCTGGTTGTTCTTCGTTGGTGTCCGTTCAGCACCGGGAACACAGAAGGAACACAAACACATTTCGAATCAGATTGGGCAGCGTCTGCAAGCCCTGCTTCCTTCTGTGATCGAAGCGGTAATTGAGGCATCAAAAAATGATGCCAGCCTCGGGTTAAGAGGCTGGCAATTCATCGACTCGATGTGACACCTGTACGATCCCCTTCATGGGGGGATCTTTCCTGGCGCATTCCTAACTATAGCAGATTTTTCCAGGGGTCAACATCTGTTGAAGTTGTTTGTTGAACAACCTGGGGCTCTGGTGTGTATGCAGGCATTTGCTGCTTAGCCATAGCCTGGGCCTGCATTTGTGCCTGGATCATCATCATTTGCTGTTTCAGGGCTTGGTTCTCAGCCAGAACAGGTTGGGTTCTCGATTCAACCCACGCTTGTGAATTTTTCGTAAGTGTATCCAACACGTTTTCGGTATGCGGGAAGGCATACGCGACGGTGTTGTTTACGCTTAACTTTTGTCCGTTTTGCGATTCTGCAAGCGCATCGAGGAACACAGTCGCCGTGGGCAAATCGATGTCAGCAAAGAAACTGATTTCTTCGGGAACAATCACACCTTTGTTGCGCTCGTAAAAGCTTTTAAAAGCTGTAGCTACACGAATAGCTTCCTCGCGTTTACGGGCTTTTTTATTTTCTTCGGAACGGATGCACAGTGTTCCGAACGTAGCGCCACCGATTGCTGCTACAGCACTTGCAATTGAATTGGTTGCGATTGCAGCCGTGCTGACCACTGCGACTCCCGCCGCAGCGACCAGCGAATTTTTTAGAAGGTCATTCATCTGATTGTGTTTTTTGAGGGTCGTGTTCCGTGAAGGCAGATTGCCAGATGTCTGGGTTTGCAGCCCAGTCTATTGGAGAGGGTAGCCTATTTTTTCCTATCGAAGCTCGATCCGTCGTGGGATCGAAAGGTTTGAGTCGGAGTCCTGTGACGATTGCTTTTCCGTTGATGTATTTCGGTGCGATGCCGGGGATCTTTACAACGTTGGTTACGGTTTCTTTAAGACGGTCAACGAAACGAGGTTTCGCGCTGTGCTTGTATCCGTTTGATTTGCAGTAGTTAACGTACGATGCGTACAGTTCTGAGTACGCATTCTTGACGTAGAAGCCTTTTTCAGATTCATCGACCGTCGGTCGGAATGCACCACCACCGAGTATGGCGTAGCTGTTCGGAGCGTATAGTGTGCAGTCAGCCAACCAAGCGCAGATCGGGTTGTTGAACACCAGCGCATCAAGGTTGGACTCGTTTAGATCACTGCAATACTTGACCGGGTTGGCCAACACATCCCGCATTTCTGCGAAATCCATCTGCAGGAGCCACGTGGCAATGCCCGACAACTCCTCCGCAAACTCGCCTTCAATGTGATCGTTAAACACGCTGATCAGGTTGCGCCTGTTCGAAGGGTTAACAACCTTGTCCATGACGATCGTCAGCCTTCGGCGCTCCAGACCGCTACTGATGTCGCTGGAGCTAATGTGCTCGTTACTCGCGATCGACACCAGAAGTTCTGGTTTGAAGTTTATAACTTGAGTACCGTACTTACGCTCAGCACGGAGGGTGTCGCTTGAGGATGTAAGTTTTTTAAGGGTGTCCAGTCGCTTACTGAACGACGCTTCGTCAGTCAGCAGCAGGAGTCGTTTGCCGATCAGACTATGGCATTCGAATCGGTTTGTTTCAATCGTTTCAAGATCGCTTGTATGCGTGCCTGTATATCCGGCAAGCGCAATCAAGATCTGCTGCAGCGTCGACTTACCCGATCCGCCCGGACCGATGAGGTGCAGAAAGCGCTCGCCCGTTGTGTATCCAGTAAGAACAGCACGGCAGAAAGCTCGAATAAGTATGACTTTATCTTTGCCAACTGCCCATTCGAGCCAGTTCAGAAACTTAGGGCACTTGCTTGAGAGGTCGTAATCGAACTGAAGTTTGGTCTGGAAATACAGCTCGCGCTTGTTGCCTGGGTCAAACTGCAGCGTCTTTGCGTCCAGGACACCATTTTTAAACGGGATGAGACCACGGGAGGCTTGCCAGATCGATGCCCTTCCTCCACGTGCTGACCGCAGCAGCTTCGCTTTCAGGATCTGGAAGACCGAGTTGACCGTGGCCGAGCTGTACTTAGGAAGAACTCCAGCCTTTACGAATGTATCAAGGGTTTTTACAACGCGTCTTTTAATGTGATGTTCGTCGTTTATAAACCACACTCCTTCGTCTTCATCGTATGTGAAGAACTCGTCCAGACTAGAATCGAATAAAAAATCGTCTCCATAGTTGTTTACAATAATATCTGCAATATCATTTTCACTAAACTGCTTGTTATTAGTCTGCAGCTGTATAAGCTGGCTCGGTGTGTTTGGGGTTTGATTTGACATTTGATTTGGTGTCGACGGGGTATCTAACTCAAACGACGAATCGTCAAAAGTTAAGATTGAATTTTTTGGTTTTGGTTTGTTGTTTTTAAGTTGTTGCCTGACGTTTTCTGGGCAGACGCTTTCAAAAACTTGTCGGTTGTTTGCTTTGACTTTCTTCCAAGCTGCTAATTCTTTTTCGTCTGAACTCAAGACAATTGCAGGTTCAAGCGTATCAGCAGATGTAATACTATTTAAAATTCTAGAAAACTTGCCATCCAGTTCGGAGCTGTACTCGTAAATAGCATAGAACACTCGGTTCGCTACGTCAAGGGGTGCCGTGCTTACGGGCACGTTGTTTTGCCGGACCCAGTTCGCCCACCCGATGATCTCTTTGAAGGCCATAGCCATCGTCGAAGATCTATCATCAACCGCTTCTCCGTCGAGGATGCCTTGAACAGATCGACTCAGGAGCTTTGTTAGCGGGATGCCCTCGGGATCAACGTCGAGTTCCAGCGCTTTCTGCGGATCGCTCAGCGACTCTTCAGATTTCGGGATCGTTACAAATGCCCGAAAACCTTCATCGATTTTATTTGAAGGTATGAACTTATCTGTTACGCATATGATGTCGCCTTTGTTTTTACAACCGTAAAACAAGTTTGGGACCTGCGTGGCCCTGACATCAGCTCCAGGTATTTGCTGCGCAATCTGCCTTGTAAACCATTGGTAGAACTGAGTATCGATGATTGGTTTCTCTAAACCAAATACCAATCTGAATCGAGGCCACTCCGCTGTGTGACTCGGCGAATAGTAAGCGAGACTTAAATATTTTTTACATATCTCTAGGTTGTTTATATCTGCTACATCTAACTCCTGTTTTTGTATTTTGTTACCATCAGCATCCTTACCGTCTGCTTGATTATCTACATCGATAATAATTAAACCAGCTTGTATACAACCCGTTTCGTTTTTTGTACGCTTACCGTTTACTAAATGCCACGCACATAACCCTTCGCCGTTATCAACAAAATTTTCTATGTCTTTAATTGAACCTTCGTATGCTTGCCAGTTATCATTAAACGCCGCGTAATTACCACCGGTTTTTAATTTACCTACACGAGGATCAATATATTTTTTTACCTCTGCGTTGTGACTAAAGAAATAGTTCATGGCTCACTGTCGTCTGGCCATTCTGGCACGGGCGGAACCCAGGCGCAGCCTAGGAAAAACTTAAATTCTGGCTTGCTTTTTGTAAGTTCTTCAGGCGTTTTCGTAAAATTGTCGGAGAACTTGCAACCACATTTCCATGTGTTTTTCGAGCTCTTTTCGGCTGAAAGAAAACACCTGTACGCTGTAATCAGGCAGCGGTGTGGACACAATAATTCTCGTTTTGTCCACGTGAACGCCAAGACATTTCTCTGCTGCTAAAGAGTATGCCGCCATCTGCAGCATTGTTTTCTTGGCTTTAAATACACCAGAGATCAGAGCTTTTCGTACGTTGTCAGGTATGCCCGAATTCGCTTTGGGAAACTTTAAAGAATACGGTGACGTGCTTGTTTTAAAGTCTGCTAAAACTATTTCGTTGTTTTCGTCTTTATAAATTAAGTCTGGGCACCCTGCGTAACCCTGTTCTGTTTTATCGTCGTAGTAGTGCAGGCGACCCACACCGTCATCGCCTACATACTTGTGCCACTGCGGTTGGTTAAACGGAGATTCGCTCCACAGAACCTTACCGTTCTTAAGGAGGTCATCGAGAGTTTCAGGTACGTCTTTCCAATACGGTAAGTATTCTGAAGGTGGTTCGACGCGCAGACCACGAATGTGATTCTCTGTCGCTGAGTGGATCCACGTTCCCCTGCTTGCTGCTTTTTCTAACGCACCAGGGTTCGAGAGATTCCACGCGGCAAGCTTTTTACGCGTTTCTTCAGTCTGCGTGGACGACAGAATAGTAGTCACAGAAGGCAACGGTTTAGGAACACCGTTGCAGTTGTAATAACGTTTGCCGTCAATACTTAAGCGGGTTTGGGACACTGGAGTTGTGTCATTTACCCGCATATTACATTACTTTTTTAAGAATAACTTAAAAAGACATCGAATAATTTACTGTACCGCCGTTATCATCGTCATCATCTTCTTCGTCTTCATACTCATCTTCGTCGTCTTCATCTTCTTCGTCTTCATCGGAGTCCAGGTAAAACTCGGAAACTTGGTACTGAAAGTCTTTTTGATTGCTGTTCAATTCTTGGGAGAGGCAAAGGCTTGCGCAAAAACTCTCCCTAACAATGTCTGCGCACTCTTCGGGAGTCCTGATTTCTCCGTCTGGGCTGATGCACTCCTCAAGGAGCTGGTTAGAAAGGAGTAAGGCAGCGATTTTATCAAGCTTGGCATTGGTGGCTGCCAGCTGTTCCACGATCTGCTTTTGGAACTCTTCGAGTCGCCGGACATTGGGTGAAGTCATAAATCTGGGAGGGAGGGAAGAGGATCGACTTGATCCCAATTAATTCCGTATGTTATTTGGGTTCCATCATGCCATCGTTCTGGCTTCTGGAACACAAACCAACAAGCAGTTACGGAATCTCGGCTGGAGCCGATGGCTCTAAATTTAGGCCGTGGGGACAAAACGATCATATTTGAAAGCTTATTTTTTAGTAAGAAGTCTCTCCGCTTAGCTACAGGTTCGATGAAAGACAGCCGATCCAACACGGCAATCCCACATTTAGCTATCTCTAATCCGTACTCAAGGATGTAATCGTTCTCCGGGTCTGAACCTAAAGTAGACGCCACTACCCAGTCGTGACCTTTGTCTCGCTCACCAACCCACCAAATAGGGTTGGTTAAATTTTCTTTATCTGTGTTTGCTGTTACCTGATAATTGTGTCCCTTTAGTTGATCTGAGAGTACATTTAATGGGTCGTATGGGACAAATATTTTTCCCTGCAGATACGAATGTTTTATTAAGGTGTGGGTTACACCCTTTGGAATGCTGTAAAACATAGACATCTGCAGTGATATTAAAACCAGTCCAGCTTAGCCGCTTTCGGCTCGTTTAGTTCACGGTCTTAACACCAGTCACACAAAGGACTTAGATTATGCTGAACCTCCAATGGCAGACACAAGAACAAGAATTTTTACATCAGAGAGTAATGATGGATGCAAAAAAACTGAGCAAAGAAGAGCTTTTACAAATTTTTGAAGGTGTTCATAAACAGTACCTTTTGCGTAGTCACTTGTTTGCTCGGTTAGCCGCATGGTGCGCGAGTAACAAAATTATTCTTCCGAGCTTTGAGGAGTTATTAACACCCAAAGAGGTACACCATCCTGAAGAAAATAACTGAAACCTAAACGTTCTATATATTTGGAGATTGCTTCACGTTTTTTAGACGTCGGTATAGATACAAACGCTGAACCCGCTGGAAACTTGGTATGTGTATCTTTAAACATCCGATAGAGGGCAGCTAAACCACGCTGGCTTCGCCCTGTGGGAATCTGATTTGCTCTTCGGGCACGCTTATTTTTTCTTTTTTTGTACCAATCGGATTGTGCTCGGCGGGATTTGTTGATGTTTATTCCTACGTGCCAAAGGTTTTCTCCTATACGTTCATAAAACAAAGCAACCCACAGATTTCCAACGCGTTGCCTTAGTGTAATGATTTTTTTGTGCATAAAAAAGCGGGGTTCGCACCCCGCAGTTTAATGCTCTCTCACTGAGTTAGAAATCGATTCCCAAAGCTTTTGCTTGTTCCTCGGTAAGCTCAACAGCTTTTTTGGAAGCTGCTGGTTCCTGCTTGGGGGCGGCAGCCGGAGGCAGAGCTTTTTCTTCGTTGGCTGAGGCGAGTTGCCTTTCACCACTAGAGGGATGCGATTCTGCAAACGCTGCTTTGATCGCGGTATGGTCTGCACCTAGCGGTAATTCCACCAAGGTGGCTCCCGGGATGTGGGACTTAAGAGCAGCAGCGATCATGTTTCCGCCATCTGCGTTAAGCCACGTGTTTACATCTTCGATCAAAGCCTTCTCTTTATCGTCAGCAGGAGGACGATCAGAAAACTCAAGAGCGTTGAAATTGATCTTGGCTCCGTCAGCTCCGGTCATTGGATCCTTCTCGTTAAACGAGCGGGTCACAAACTTTGAAGACGTAACAACAGACGCACAGTTAATGCGGTTGTTATAAAGGGTTTGGAAATAAGAGATAAAGTTTTTTTGACTCGATTTGCCAGAGATCATCGAGGTTGTTACACACCGAGGCGGAAGCAACCTGTGGTTGGGAGACACGCCGATGTAGGCGATACGAATAAATTCTTCTTGATTCCTCATTCCGAGATTACCGAAATAAGGAGTAAAGCCGATCAGAATAAATTCAATAGGAATACCGTTGTCGTTTTTATCTACGATTGCTGAGTCGGGATCAACATCGGATTTCCAACGACGAGCTTGAAGATCGATACGAAGAGTGTGCGGAGGAAGATTGCAAAGAATTTCGTCTTCCGAAAAATTGCCAGCGATAAATACCATGGTTAGTTAGTCCGAATCAAAGAGAAAAATCAATAGAACCGAGAGCAGCAGCGGCCACTGTTCCTTTTTCTGGATCAGCAGCTTTCTTAGGAGTTGTTTTAGAGGACTTAGGAAGGTACATAATTTTATCAACGTTATAGTTCAAATACAACTTCTCGTCTTTCTCGCTCGTTGAAACTTTACCAACGGCAATTGTTGGCGTTCCAGGAGCAAGTTCGGAGAGTTGTTTTGAAAGCTCGGCCCATGCGGTGACTTTTGCCCACGAGGTTTCGCCGTTTTCGTTTGGCCATGCCAACGAACGGTTTGTCACCGTAGTGTCGTTAAGTTCCACTTCATCGGCTTTAGGTCCAAGTCCCCCGGTGATCATGAAAAGATTGACGGCCAGAAGATCGTCAAAGTTTTCGTTTGTCACAACCAGGATCGGTTGCATTTGAAGAACACCATCGATGGTTGGCCGCGTGGGACCCACAGCCAAGATTGTTTGGTTTTCTTTAAGTTCTTTAAGTAGTTTTCCTACATAATGACTTTTCTGTTGAAGCAGTTGTACTTTTGTAGGAACTCGTTTGTCGCTTGCTGGTAATGATTCAGCGAGGACATTTAAAACTCCTTCATTCTCATCAGCTTCTGCTGTTATTCGCAGACCCAGAAGAAAGACGTTCATTTTTGAGTTTTCTGTAAATTGTTGAACGATGGACGTTTAGGGCCTTGGCAATCTGGTTTACACCAGTCCCTTGGCCTCGGTAGGCTAGTAGCAATTTGGTGTCTCCGCAAGTAAGCTTTGAGTTTTTGGATATATGATATTCAAAATGATAAGGATTTATACATTGTTTATTTTTACATTTAAGCTTAGTTGTTAATCTACCTTTAGGTATGTCTAAATACTTTAAAATAACATCTTTAACATAAAAACGTTTAGAAAATAAGTAAATACAAGGACAATTATTTGTATATTTTTCTTCCCATAACTCGCAACAATTGTGTTTGAATTTGTTGTAAGTTAACTTTTCAAACAGTAACGATAAACCTGTTTCTTTACAAGTTTCATACTTAAGTTTAAACTCAGTTGCATCCAGTGCACGTAAAATGTCACAAGATTGCGCCTGAGCATGGTTTGTGTCTAAAGCTTTAATATTTATGTTTAAGTAAGCGTCGTTTTTAAACAACGCTAAAGTGTAATTATTTATGTTTAACACAGAAATTTAAAATTTTATGTAAGTTTAACCACCGAATCTAGTTTTGTACTCGGCGCTAGAAAGTAAATCTCTTTTTATAGAGTCTAATTCCTCATCTGTAAATCCTCCCTGTGAACGTGGATCTCGGGAACCAAAATAAGATAAACCTTCTGGATCAATATCCCTTTTTAAAACGTCTCGATATAAATTAGTAAGTTGTTGTTCTTTCTTTTCCGGAGACTGAAAAATATCCGATTTAATATCTTCTAAACTAGAGCCTGAGAGTTCGTAGTGTTGCAAGCCTTTTACATCAGCTTCGCGTCCTAAAACTTCTTTATAAATATTTCTAATCCCCGTTTCCCGTTCATTTACGGGAGCAGGTGTTGGAGCAGGTGTTGGAGCAGGTGTTGGCGCAGGTGTTGGAGCAGGTGTTGGAGCAGGTGTTGGAGCAGGTGTTGCTGCACCCGTTTTTGCTTTGTATTCTGCGCTGCTTAGCAAATCGCGCTTAATGGATGATAATTCTTCATTCGTAAATCCTTCAGCGGCCCGTGGATCCCGACCACCGTAGTAGGATAATCCTTCTGGATCGATATCTCGTTGAAAAACATCTCTATATAAAGTATTTAATTGTTGTTTTTTTCTTTCTGGTGATTCTGCTAAAACCCCATAAAGAGACGGTAAATCTAAATTAGAACCCATGTAGTGCTTCAACCCTTCTGGATCCGGCTCTCGGCCCAATACTGTTCTATACAGCGTATTAATATCGGATTCTCGTTGAGATTTTTGAGGCGCCTGTGTAGCAGGTGCAGTCTGAGTTGGTGTAGGAGTAGGAGCAGGCGTCTGAGTTACGGCTTGAGGAATAGGAGCTGCCGAACCAGCAGCTGCTGCTTCTTTTTGCCTTAAAGTTACTTCAGGCGTCATTGAAACGTTCGATCGTCCCAGACGACCACCACGTTGCGTTTTAGTTCCAAATTTTATGTTTAGTTCGGGAAAGTACTCCCCTAAAACAAATTCTGTTCCGCCCGCATCGTCCTGCTCCTCAACCATTGGCAGATTGAAGCCAAAAGTCTGACCCGCTAAATTTATGTTGAATCTGCGAGGAGCCACAAACTTAAAACACGTCTAACTCGATTATAAACGCGTTTATGCTTTATCGTTCCTTTCAAAAAATCTTCTCAATGAGTGCCCACGCTTGACCACCATGTCTAAAGTTTTTAAATTTAAGATTGCTTCTTCGTATGTTCTATATGTTTTTGCTAGGTCTTTATCCTTTACATAAGTTACTACAGTTTGGTCAGAAAGCATAGTGCTTACAAACTCTCCTTTTGGACTTACAATAATCCAAACCTCCCTAAATTTTAAACCAGTCTGCGAGGCCATCTCGGCTTCGGTGTAGAGTCGAGAGTTCTTTAGCAGTTTAAACGTATTTGTAGTTACGAAAGTATTTTTTTCGTTTTTAATGAGTGTTTTGATTTTGTGTTGCCGTTTTAGCGACCTGGCGTGGTTACTGGCACGTAATGGAGAATCGAACTCTTCTTTCAGCACATAGAGGGAATTTTCACCTGTAATGACACCAAAGTATTTATCTCCGTGCCTAACGGTAAAAATCTCTTTTTCGGGGGATTTAGGAAGTTCTAAAAGAAAATCGGACATTACTTGGCTGCCCATGAGTCGCCTACATTAGCATCTGCAACTGAGGGAACCGTCTTCAAAACCTTCTGTGCGGCTTCAACCATAATTTTTTCTAAAAGATTTTTATATTCTTCTGCCTTGTGCTCTATTACTTCTAGAACTATTTCGTCGTGTACACACGCCACCATGTACGCTTCATCATTTAGATACTGATTAAGTTCTGCGATAGCGATTTTTAAGATGTCCGCTCCTGATCCTTGTATAAGCGTGTTGGCGCTGCACATCATTGTGGCGTCGTCGTAGCTCAGCAGTCTTCTACGGCCACAGGCTGTTCGAGTAAAAGCCCAACCGTCAGCGACCAGAGCAGCTCGCTCCTGGTGCCATTCTCGCAGCCGTGGGTATGCCGCATGGAATGCTGCGTGCGCCACTTTGGCTTCAGACAGCGAGATTATCTTTCCGCTTTGAGCTGCATACGTCTTGTATTTTCTAAAGCCCATACCGTACTGA